CAGTATCGGCTTTTGCTTGTATTGTTGCACCTGTCTCTAGTGTAGCATTTATGGCAGGAAATACTATCTTACCGTCATAACCAGCGATCTTTCGTTTAAATATCTGGTTGCTATCTGTCGCTGTGCCGCCATTCTCCACCAGCCACACGGTTACTTCCACAGGTGTATCGGATGTATTATGAACAGCAAGGTGTTTAACCACCGCGACTGTGTTAGTAGGCACTAAGTATGCTGTCCCTGTGACATCGGGTAACAAGTACGGGTCAAATGCTTGTTTCGGTGTAGTAGTTGTCATTAGCTAGTTGCACCTCTGCCCTGTAGGTCTACGTAGTGACCAAAGATCGTCATATGCACATCGTCGTCATCAGTCTTACCGTTTATGTACACGCCCTTATTACACAATATTCTGATGTTAGGGAAAGGTATCGATTGGTTTTTAGCAACTTGGACTTTAACCAGCACCCTATCTTCTGTCGTTGAATCAGGTTGGTCTGATTCATAAATAACTAAAGTACCACCGTCAACGCTTACATCTTTATCACCGTGAATCAGAAACCCTGTAATAACAAACTGCTCCCTTCCCCTTGGCCCGTAGAAATTGTAAGCCGTGTTTATTGTGTCTAACTCGTGAAATTGAGCTAAATCATAAGGCCCGTCACTTACTAATAATTCACCAGCTTCATTAACTGCGACTTGCTGAGAACCACTAGCCATCAACCTGACTGGCAAAGCTCCTGCCGGATCAGAGTGGAGTGCTATCTTCTCTAACAATCTCAATTGATGTACAAGCAAACTTCTAACATCTTGCTCTTGTTCTCTATCGTCTAAGATTAGGCTCATTAAACTAGCTCTTCTTCAAAGTGACCAAATAGGGTAACTCTTCCCCCAGATGTTGTTGTACTTTCTTGATTAATTTGTATGTATTGATTTTTACCAAGGATAAACCCATCAAGCTCTGCCCTGAGTGATTCAGTCGCGTTAACAGTGTAAGAGACTATCGGATCTGCATCAGCCACCGCTGTCTCATCGTCGTAGGCATCGTAAGACTCTGATACCTGTATAGTCCCGTTTAAGTTTGTAGCAGTTACCGCTGTGCCTGTCGCTGTCGTGGTTGCGTTACCTATCCCGATATCATACGCACAAAGAACATCTGCGGGAGTAAAAACAGCATACGACAGAATGAGAAATTTATCAGACGTATTTTTCACAAATAACCGAGTTTCACCTGACGAAATATTTGCGTTAGTCGATCTCCAAGAGTAAGCATCGCCCCTCGATGAAGCATGTTCTAGCTCTGTTTCAATGATGGCGCGAACCTCTAGTTCACCGTCTAGTGTACTCCTGATTTGTGTTTCTGATCCGCTCTTGTTGATGCCCTTGACAACAAAATATGTCATTTAATTACCCTCTATATCAATATGTACTCATCGTCTTCGATGAAATAATAAACTTGTAAACCGTTACCTTTTCTCATAATAGATATGCTATCATGCCCATTCACTTTCTTACCATTACCATTAATCGTTACAAGTGTACCATCACCATTGTGTACGTAAACATAAAAATCCTCAGTAGGTACTTCAGGAAGCTTTACTGTTGACTTGTTTTTACACTTGAGTAACATATTACTCACTGGTATAAATGTCTCGTTGTTTATCACTTTAGTGATTAAACGAGTCTCTACAGTCACTACTTCAGAGTAAGATTCTTCCTGCCTCTGGTCTTCAGCATATTCACCGAAAACTACACCAATGGTTGAATCGTAAGCATCTCTGTTGACTGTAGACGTAATGGTCGTGCTGGTCGTTTGTTGGAAGTCATGTAAATACCTATCTAAGTATAACAGAGACGGTGCAATTTCTGGATCATTTAACCACTTTCTAGGCCAGATTCTTATCAGAGCTGGATCAGTCAATTCCCACCTCCACATCTGCCCTAGCACCAACAATCACCCAGTTTATCGGGTCAGTCATGCGAAAACGTATCATTCTGTTTCTAAATCGACCAAGCTGAAACCAGCGAACCCGATACTCATAATCACCCTGTTGACCAATGCTGGACCATAACTCAGACGACCAAGATCGACCATTATCGTCCGAATACTGCATTATCACTGTGGCACTACCTGAAACCAAAGATGCACCCGGTTCGATCAGTAACTCAAGCGAATTCATTACCACGCTTCTACCAGTCAATCCTAAATCTCTTGCACTAAGCGATATAGTGTCTCTTTGTCTCTGAATTACATCACCGTTGTCAGTGTACGTATCAAAGTCCAGCTCATATATGTTACCATTTCGTCGGTCAGATACCAAGTGTTTGCCGTAAATGAATTGGTAATCAGATATAAGATGTTGACCACCTTCTGTACCATAGGCTAAGTTGGTCCACAATTTTGTATTGTCAGAGAACAACCAAGTTTCATTACCTGTAGGGAAAGACAGTAGATAGAAGTCTAAGCTATCAAAGCTAAAACACACACCATACGCATCAGAAACAGACGTATATGTGCTAATGGATTGACACACGGCAGGGTTGCCAATTGGTCGCAATGTGAGTCCATCATATTGGTATACGTTCTTATCTCTACCTAAGAGATACGTGTAATCTCTACTTGTGGCTACTGTGGATGAATGTATACCCACATCCTGTATCGCATTGAGTATCGGATCATATGGTGGATTCCCTGAACCACTGTTCCAATACGGCTGAATGGATTTATCTCCACCAGCATAAACATTGTTTCGGAACGACCACACGCCTTCTACGTCATCTGGTCTAGCTTCTGTCACTAGGATATTAGCGCTATCTATAGATAAAGCATCGTTTAGGTCAGCGAATATTAACTGCCCACCAAGTCCATCGTATACGACTCTTGAATTGATATACGCTGAATACTTGGATGTCGTTAAATTCGTGTTGACACCCTGTGTTAGTGTAGTGCCATCATAACTCTATGGTTTAGTGAAACCGTTGGTTATAACTAATTCTAAACCCGCGTCAGTTAGTACACACCTGTCTGTGCCTGCTATTGTACCAATGCTTGTCACTGTAGCATCAGATGCCACTTTATACAATGTGGTGCCGGAGATGGTGTAGAGTTCATTACCGAATATACCCATACCACGATTAGATGATGGGGATACATTAGCGAATGACTTCAATCCGGGGAAAGGCATTAATGATGTAGGTTCGCCACTGAGTTCATTCAATTCAGGGTAAAAGTTACGAGTTACCTGAGCGCCTACCCGTAGACTTCTGTTTGTGTGCGATGGTCCGAATATCGGTAGATCGACAATAGACATTAAAAGTCCTCTGGTTCACTGGTCGATCTATACGCATTTACTGACATTGCTCTGATCATTGGTTCTGCTGCAATATACTCTTGTGAAAGCCGAGTATATCTATCATTACCGATACCATAATCATTGACTCTACGCCATGCCATCAATACGGCCACTTCATTCGCAACCTCATCAGGGACATCGCTAGTCTGCCCCCAATATGCGATATCTAGCTCCTGCAAACGTAAGTAGACTTCATTATATGCATTAATCATATCATTGGTGAGATAGCTCACAGGAGTCTCTGTTCGGCTTCCCGTACCAAGTTTAATCAATGCTCTTAGTCTAATTTCCGCTTGAGTAGCCATTATTCAAAATTCACCTTTGGTTCAGCTTTAGCTTTAGCCTTAGCTTTTGGCTTAGCTTTTGGTTTTTCATCCATGCACTCAAAGAATTTATTACTCTTGAGTTTCCTTATGATCTTTTCATTGTTTATCTCTACGTATTCACCTTTGATAAACTCATGTCCCTGAGTCGTAGTGACATCACAGACACCTGTGTATTTAATCTTCACACTTATCTCCTTAAAGCAGGGCGACCGAAACCGCCCTTATACAATTAGACCGTGAAGCTGGGGTCTATTAACTATCAGCAGCAGCGGCAACAAATACTGTAACCATACCGTGTTGAACGTCATTGAAATAAGACTTCTGAATATCATGCTTCAACTCGACAGCTACAGCGGGTTGGAACTCAAAATCATACAGTCGATCTACTACAGTTTTTGGTCGTTGACCTAAACCATAACTAAGTGCTTGTTGTCCACATAGGAAACATACACCAACTCGTCCACCAGCAGCTTCAGCAGTATTAAGACCATCAGCAGTGGCACTTCCACCCCATAAGCC